TCCCCACGAAGAGTGCTTTCGAAATCCCAAAGATTTCTGTCACCCATTTTACTTGTAACATCGTGAAAAAACGGACCATAATTTTTACGTTTTAATTCTAATTTGCAAGGTTCATTAGTAACTGTAACTTCTTCACCTTCTGCAGTTTTACCAGTGTAGCTAACTACTGCCCTGATAATACGAAATTTATCCCTACCTTCATATTGTTTTCGCTCTTCTTCAGACATTTGGATAGATTGTTCGTATGTAGGCATACCACACATGACACCGCCTAGCTGATCTATGGCTTCTTCTGAATTATTTCGCATAAGTATGGATTTATTTATTAAATTATTTTCCGTTCCCCAGTGTTGAAACTGGATGTGATTAGAAAATGCCCTAATACGTACACCGTCTTTAGCGTAGACCCTGCCTGATGGTGTATTTAAGAAAAACGCACCTAGAGGAATCTGGTTGCCGTTGTCATCTTCTCCCTTACTATTAATCTTTAGAGAGGGTATTTTAGTAGATCCGCTTTTAGTATTTGCCGCGCCTAAAGCCGCTGCAATTTCATCAATAGTCGAGCCTGTATCAGTCATTAATTCTGTCATTATATTTCCTTCAAAGGTTAGATGTTCATTTTACCACTTTGTATAGTGTTGATCAAGCCATTTCGACCTGATCTAGCCAATTTTTTCCACTAGAAATTTCTATGTCGAGAGGTACAACAGTTTGGTAGCCAAACCGTAATTTAGTCTCCTCACCGACCTGCGTCATAGCCTCAGTTAAAATAGCTTTTACTGCCTCTAATTCATCTTTTAAGCAGTCTACTACAATGCTGTCGTGTACCGTAAGTATCAGTTTTGATTGTAATTTTTGCTCTTTAAACATCTTAAAGGTACGTATACAAGCAAGCTGCACAAGATCTGCGCTAAAGCCCTGTACTGGGTAGTTTAGTATCTGAGTGGCGTTAGTAACTCTGTTACCTCTTGTTCTACTAACATCAGGCCAGAAATACTGTCTACCAGAAGGCGTCTGGACAAGTCCATTCTTTAAAGTTCCTGTCATTAAAGATTGATGCCACTTGTATATACCTTCATAGATTTCATAAAAACGGTCAAAATACGCTTTTATATGGTCGGGCTGACCTGCCCCAGTGCCGCCAAATAGAGGCTGAAAACTCGCCCACTTATGACCTTGTCTTTCATCTTTAGTTACCTCAGAAGCATCCTTCTTGAGACAGATACTAGCAGTCTGTCTGTGTATATCCTTACCTTCAAGGATGTCTGCCATACCTTGTTCATCTCTGGAAAGCTCCACACAAACTCGAAATTCCAAACTGGAGTAGTCACTTTCGCATAATGTGCCGCGATCTCCAAAGCGTGAGATCATACACTTTCTTACAGGAAAACCTCGCTTGGGCATATTCTGTAGATTTAAGCTAATACCACCGCCAGAGGATAACCTACCAGTTGCAGCAATAGTCTGATTAAAGTTTGCGTGAAGAAGACCACTGCTTCTCGTACCTCTGATAATCCCTTTTACAAAGCTATCTAGATAAGTAGAGATGGCATTTAGTCGGCTTATCTTAGTGAGAAACTCAACAGCTAAGTCTTTCTTCTTACCGTTAGCCTGATTAATTAGTAGTTGGATAGTATCCTTATCAGTCTTAAATCCATTAATGGATGCATAATAAGGGTCTAGTGGGTTAAGACCTAGCCCCCCTTCTTCACCAGTAGAAACGTACAAAGCCCCCTTACCTTCACAAGTCTTACACTTGGTGCGGTTCTTGTAGGGATCACCTTTAACTTTGTACTTTTTACCGTTTTTAGTCCTAGTCTTAGTTTTATACTGTTGAAAGTCACCTTTACCGCTGCAGTCTGGGCAAGTAACCGCTTGGGTCTTCATTATTATTTTTGTGGTAGACCGTACAGCTATGGCAAACTCTTTTGCAGACATATAAGGCGGTCTGTTAGGCTTGCCCTTTTTATTAGTACCAATATTAAACGTAGTCTTGTGTAGATCACGATCAGTAACCTCGCGTGAGTACACCACCTTCGTCATGTCAGCCCCACTATTAAGATTAATAGGTTTATCACCGATTACTTGGCTAACTATTTCTTGTAGACGTTCAGTAAGTTCATTTTTCTCAGCTAAAAATTCCTCTTCCACCTGCTTTAAGGCTTCCATATCTATCTTTACGCCATTCATCTCTATCTCGCAAAGAAACATCAGCATATCTGACATAAAATCGATCACACTGTTGAGGGATTGGTTTTCTTCCTTCGCTAAGTCCTTTAATTGAGATAAATAGATCTCACCGCATACCTTTACATCAGCTTCTGCGTATTCAACTACGTCAGCCAGAGGTATTTCAGAGAAATCCATTCCAGAATTGAACTTCTCATCAATCAGTTCACTCTTTTTATAGCTCTTGGTATTTCTACGCTCTGCAGTATCTTTAAGGGAAATCTTTGTTCGATTAGCATTACCTTCAACGTCAAACTCAAAGAACCTACCTTTCAGTAAGCAATATTCGATGATCATTGTGCAGATTACTTTGGGTGGGATGGGTAAGCCTATCTCCTGTAACCATTCTACATCAAACTTTGCATTGTGTAGTACAGCTATATCTGCCTTATTGAGGTGGTCTACTAGCCGACTAGTTCCATCAGGCTCAAAGCATTCATTATGATAAAAGACATCAGTATGTACGACATCTACTGTCTCTTCACCTAGCCAACCATAATGTGCGGAGATTAGTTTATTCTCTGGGTTCTTAGGTGAGTTGTCTATCCTACCTTCGATCCTTCTAACTGTAGTCTCCAGGTCAATCACTAAGATGTTAGTCATTGCTCATCCCCTTGCTGTAGAGAGGGTGAGGTTTGTACTTAGTAAAACGGAAGGATGTATCATTCTCTACTAAGCTAATCTTTGACCAAGCTTCCAACGTCATTGGCTCAAAGCAAACTATATCGTCGCGTATTACTTGGACTTCAGCTTTAGGATTAAACCCTTGACGCATTAACTCTCTAGCCATCTTACCAATGAGAGAGCCTCTTCTAGATACCACAGTGTAATTCTCAGGCTCACAACTGACGCTGTAAGAGCCTCGTAATCGTAATATTATCTTATTCATCAAGCCCCCTTGGGGCATACACCGCACCATTATATTTTGATCCAGTTGCGTCTTTGCCTTTCTCTACTCCAAAGTTACAGCTTGCTAATATTAAAGCAGAAGCCATGATCCAATAAAATGTGACTTTGCACCATTTTAAAAACCCAATGTAAGTTTGCTCTGCCTGTTTTTGTGCTTCCTTCTTAACGTCCATTGCCATCTCTCCATACTGAAAAAAGAACAACTAAAAGAAGCGTAATCATTATAATTTCAGACCACATATCTAGACACCTTTCCAAGCAGGTTGCACTGCACAGTTCCATGCCAACCTGTTATTTTATTTTTCATTACGTTGATCCAACGTGCAGTCTCTTCGGGATTTTGGAGAGGGTCTAATGCGCCGACACCTAACAACAAATCGGCTTCACCTTGCTTAGCTACGCGAGATCCTTCAAGCATCGACATAGAGATCTTGGTTTTATTCTCCGCGTCACCATTAGCCTGAGATAAAACAATCATGGCACAGTCATATTTTTTGGCACATTCGCGTAGACGATAGTAAAGCTCCTTGAGCCTCTCATGTCCTGAGTTGAATTTTTGTGTGAGGGTTATTTTATCTGCTAAATCTATAATACAGATATCTGGTCTTTCTTTATTAAGATAACCTTCTAGCTTTTGGACATCCCAACCGTGGGCATCCATGAAACGAATTTTATCTTTTAAAATACTTGCTCTAGATGCGGCGGTGGCAGGGTCTTCCTTTAGCTCTTCTTTGGTCATACCTGCACACGCCATGATAGCCCTGCGAGAAGTGCGTTTGGCTTTCTCTTCATTTGCTATATAAGAGACCCTAGCTCCTTGGTGGCAAAAGCCATTAGGTGCAGCACATAAGCTTATGGCTAAGGCTGTTTTACCTACATTCGAATAAGCTGATATGATACCAAATTCACCTCTTGCTATCCCACTAACGTGTTTAGCTAAGGTCTCGATGTTGAATTTAAATCTGTTGTCTTCTGTTTCATCTTGAAGCAATTCATAAATGTCAGTGGTAACATGCTCACCGTAGTCATCAGGTAGGTAACCATCACCAACTCGATCTATTAAAGTGGTTAAGGTATCCATTGCATTAGAATCACCTTCGGACATTCGTATGCCTAAATTGGCTATGTCTAAGCCAGTATGCTGTCTCCATAGGTTTTCTATAACGTCAACGGCAACAGCTTGATCCATGTCTTCTGCGGCTGCAATTAAGTTAACTTGATCTCCCATCTCTTCAGTCCAAGAAGATGTAGAGGTAGGGTTTTTAGATTTCCAATATGTGAATAGTTCTAAGGTAGTTACATCCTTATCAAACTTGTCATGGAGTTCAGTTATTGTAGTAAATAATTCTTTGAGTTGGTCTTCGAAGAGTTCTGCTCGTAGTTTTTCCCTGTTCGCCTCAAAGAACTCATTTTTTAAACAGTTCTTTAAAATAGAGTGGTTCAATGTGTAATCCTTTACTAACACTTTTATAGTTGGTTTTATTTTGGTAGGACTAACACCTAATGACAACAAAAAAAAGCCCTAGATTTCTCTAGGACTCAATAAAACTGTTAAGTTGTTGTTTTAGTTATTAATTTTGTCTAAATTTCATTTTCTGAATGTCAGGCTTAGCAGAGCCTCTACGTTCAGCTAAGTTTATGGCAGTATAACTAATATTCTTATTTAAACTTACTAATGTATCTAAAGTTTCTTGAAGCTTGGCTTCCATTGTTGCTGCTTCTTTGTAGTTGTCTACTTCTAGATCAACTAACATTATTGCACGTAATTGCATTATGATATTCCTTGGGTTTATAGTCGGTACTATCAGCTTCGACTGTTAATTTGTTTATCCACGTAAGTCAGGTACGTGTCTATGTTTAAGGCTAGTCCATGATCATTTTCTCTGGGAGGTGCTAACGCGACAACAGGGCTTCCCCATACAAAATTACCCACCCAATCAGATGACGAGGCTTTTCGTTTTAAATGTAAAAATCTTGTAATAGTTCTGTGTATTAAAGCACCAACACTGGTTAGCGTGACTAATCTTTTATTCCACCATCTAAAAGAAATATAGTTTCTAAAGAAACTTTTTCTCCAACCAGTGTATTGGGTAATGTTTATATTTTTATGGTTGTATATAACTCTTTTAGCCATATTATTATACCAGTACTTTCTTTAATTCTATTACAGATAACATTTTTAAATCTTTTTCAGTAAATCTAATTTTAATTTTTCTATTATAGTTCATAGCCTGGACTATAGACTTACGACTAGCATCCTTGTCAAGTACTAAGTAGCAATTTTTGTACTTAGTTAGTAGTTTTTGAGTAACACTAGTAAGTGTCGTTCCTAACAGCGGTAAGCCCACACAGTTATTTACTGAGGAGACACTACATGCCGAAGGTACGTCTTCTACCATCACTAAATTTTCTCCAGATCCTATTGGTGTCAGTTCGCTAACATCACCATAAGAAATCCACTTTGGTTGACCTTTTCTTATCAGTCTGCCTACTGCACCCTGCCCCACGAAAAATAATACTCTTTGATCCGAAGGTGCATATTTAATCTTTATAAATTTATTCTGGTATGCCTCGTAACTATTTACACTTTTAACATATGCAAGAGCATCTGAGTAGTTTTCTATACAGGTAAGTATGTCGGGTAAAGGTCTAATAAATCTATCTACGTTGTTAGACGTAGCAGACAAGTAGTTCTTTGCTGCTTGTAACCCTCTGTCACCTGAGTGGATACCTTTAGTATTACAACTAGCTCTAAAACAATTCCAAAGAAGTTTACCATCGAACTTACTGACAGACATCTTCTTAGAGCCACCACAAACTGGGCAGGTGATTATCTTTCTCTCACCTTCTCGAATGGGTATGTCCTTAATAAGCTCTAATTGCTCTTTATAAGTCATCTGGTCTTGGCTTAGGTTTGATTAACTCTTTACTCTTCACAGAAGACGGCTCACAAATCATAAAAATATTATGGTCAGAAACATTATCAGCCATAAAGTCATATAAACTTTCTGTGTGGGTCATAGCGTCTAAGCACTCTTGGTATGAATTTAACCAAATTCTCACAGTAACTTGCTCTTCTTGTATTGTGTAAGAAAAAACTAAAGCAGTAAAAAATGTTATCATAGTATATCCTATATTCCGACCCCCGAAGGGTCGTCCGAAGGATACTACACTAATTGGGATAGTCAACACCTAACTGCAATCAACTACTGACTATTTTCATTAACAGTTTTTAACACCTAGATTTTATAACCCATTGATTTTAAACGATAACCAACTAATCAATTGGTCGTTGGTTCGATCCCAACCGCCGGAGCCAAATATCTGATATTAAACAATTTTATCTGATTTTGGCAGTAAAAATTGGAACAAAAAATGGATTCTGGAATATTCCAATTTGTTCCAATATTTTATTTACCCGACTCATTATTGCAAGGCTCCCTGCAGTGCTTCCCACGAATGTGGGTAGATAGTATTCATGTCTACTGCGATATCTGTGGCGATTCGTCTGGTCTCTGTCTGTGCATCATCTGACCTGCGCAGCTTACACATTTTAGCAAAGGCATCTAGACTACCAGACCAGTAAAACTCAGTGACCATGTTCAAGGGTAAAATCATACGAGCCTGTTCCTCGCAGACACCTAACTTCAGTAGCTGATTATACTTGTAGACTGCATCTTGCGTTTGACTGATTGAAGTAGTGATTGCCTGAGTAGCTCTGTCGTCATCTAGTCTACCACCGCTGCCCTGTTTCTTGTCATCAACAGCCTCTCGCCACCAATTAGGAAAGAATAATTCTGGTTCTGATTTCACATACCTGCGCGAGATCTCATTCAGTCGTAAATATTCATGTTTGACCAGTTGCCTAGCTACGAAAATAGGGGCTTTGCAGTAAAAGGTAGCAAAACAATGCCCAAAAGGAGAAAAGTGCTTGTGCGCGGCTAGGTATTTAATTAACTTCTTATCTTTGTCTTTTAAGATGGGAACAGATGGACCATTACCTGCTTGCGAGTAACCGTGTGGCTCTGACTTCTTATTAAAGCTTACTCTCGCTGCATTAACTACTGAGAGGTCACTGCCCATGTGATCTACTAATTTAGCTGATATCATATTAATTCCTAATTTTCTTTAGTTGTTGTTTTAATCTTTGGATTTCGTTCTGTGCATCGATCAGTGCTTTGTCCGTCACCTGACCAGTTTCAATCTGTCGTGCGGCTGCTTTCCAACCCACCCTATCTTCCATAACTGGCCCACCATTGTGACCAATACTGGTTAGCAAACCTCTCTTATTCATTGCGTTAGTTGCTTCTACCTCTCCTGCTCTTGCATAGATAACGAGCATGGAAGGGTTCTTGTGACCAGTGAGAGCCATTAGTTCTCTGTCTGTACAACCCGATCTACTAGCGTGAGTAGTACCAGTGCGTCGAAGATCTCCCATCCTTGGGTAGGTAAGTAGTGGCTGTCCTTGGTCATTCTCTCGATCACCATCCTGAACCATTGACCACTTCAGTGGCTTAACAACTGTCTGTTTGAAGACTACTGATACTCGATCTACAGTGTAAGGCTTTTTAGTAGGCTCTTCGCGCAAGATGATATCATCGACATATCTTTCATCGCCAAGTAATTCTTCATGCAGTGCTAATCTGTCTTTGATACCCTGCGTGAGGGGGATTGCCATTCTAACTTTAGTTTTCTTCTGTCTGAAGTAGCCTACGCCAGTTTCTACATCACGCCATCTAAGTCTACGGATGTCTACAGGTCGCTGACACCAGTGGTAGCAAAGAGTAATCATAGTACCTAGTGAATGTCTGCCTACTGCGTCACACTGTTCTATAGCCTGGGTTACCATATCCTCATCCCAGAGGACGGCTCTGGCTTCTAGCATTGGTAAGGTTACTAAAGAGAAAGGATTGATATTAGCTAGACCACACTTAATACCTTCATTAAAGGCTGCGCGTAACCGCATAAAGCAAGTTACTGCTTTGTGAGTACTAACGTC